AGTAGAGCGCGTTTGATTTTCGGATGATTTTCATTTGATTACTGGATGCGAATATATCACGAATTTCATTGATTATCGGATGGGATTTTTCGCACATTTGACTTGCTTTGTGTTCGACTAAGAGCGTTAATGGTGTCGTCAATATTTAATTAAGAGGCAACATCATGATTAAACCAACCGAACAGCAGCTGGATCAGCTCCAAACATTACCATCCGAACTACTCGTGCAAGCAGCACGTGGCGAGGTTGATCTTAACGCGCTGGCCAGATATGTTTTAGCTCAACGCGGTCAGGATAGCAGCGGCAAGTGGGTAGGTTTCAGACAGGCTGCAGAGCATCATCAAATAGCGGTTTAAATAACATTCGAATGCCATATAAACCCGCGTTAAAGCGGGTTTTATTTTGTCCTGGTACATATCAACCCTGGTTCTAAAACGCATAATTAGAACTCCAATCGTTTTTAAGTCGCCTCTTGATTGCGCAATATAGAGATCAGGAGGTGATTATGAAAAGAAGAAAGCAGGCCCCGGTTGAGCAGATGATCGCTTGGCCGGGGCCGTTACCGTTTACGATCAGCCCAGCTTGTAATTGGCAATCAGCAGCTCGGTGACGGGTTTGTTGATGCCGTTATTGATGCTGTAGCTGGTTTGCACTTCCTTAAATTCATAACCTTCGAATAGCGTGCGTATCTGCGGCACGTTGTTGATGCTGACCAGCCATTTGCCTTGGCAATCTTTTAAAACGTCTCTCAGGCGCTCAAAATCGGTTTTGTTAAACAAGCCTTTGCCGTAGTCATTTTCACAATCCCAGTATGGCGGGTCGCAGTAAAAGAAGGTGTCTTTGCCGTCGTAGCGCTTTATGAGCTGCTCATAGGGCAGGTTTTCGATAGTGACGCGGCTTAGGCGCAAGTGCGCTTCAGATAGGTCTTCTTCAAGTCGCAGCAGGTTAAGACGTGGTTTGCTGCTGTTGGCCACGCCGAAACATTGGTTGACGATCTTGGCACCGAAAGCGTTTTTTACCAGGTAGTAGAAGCGCGCTGCGCGTTGAATATCGGTGAGGGTTTCGGGTGGTACCGCGTGCAGTCGGGCGAACTCTTCGCGGCTGATTAGTGACCACTTGAAGTAGCGCACGAATTCCTCGAGGTGATTCTGAATCACTCTATATAAGGTCACAAGGTCGCCATTGATGTCGTTGATGACTTCGACCTTGCTCTCCGGCTTGCGGAATAATACCCATGCGGCACCGGCGAAGGTTTCGACGTAGCATTTGTGCGGCGGGATCAAGGGGATGATGGTCTGGGTGAGTTTGCTTTTACCACCCACCCAGGCCAACGGTGATTTACGGGTTGTTAAGGAACGGTTTTGTTGCGTCATGTGGGTCTCCTATATATAAGGTATAGGCGTTCATGACGCTCTGAAATTACTGTGTTAATATTTTTTTATGCTTAATAATCCGTTACTACCAATAGATTGCGTTGTCGTCGATGAGTGCGTGATCGTTACTGACCCAGCGCATGCGATGTACGACAAAGTCGGGCATATTTATAGAAACGGCGCTCACGGCTCATTGCAAAAGGTATCGGTCTGCTTTGATGGCGAGGTCTATAACATCCCGATTAAACACCTTTCTCTAGCCTAGTCAGCAGCCATATTGAGACCTGCTAAATTCTCTTTCAGCAAATAACCTTCAAGCGGTCAGATTTTATTAACTGCATTTTCGCGCGCTATCTTACAGCCGATCTCAAAGTCGAAGTTTTCAGGGCTTGCACATGCGCTCTCACCGGTTACGGTGAAGCCATTACGCAGAACCAGGACGCAGAATGTGAGAAGACCAAGTTCGCGGGCATTCGCGCATGCTTGCGCTTCAGGCCCGCCCCTGTAGTGGCCGTCCACGCCGTCAAGTGCTGTGAAATAGTGCTCACTGACGATTCGCGCCTCAATGTCAGCAGGCGTGATGCGCGGTGCTGTTAAGCCTTTGGCTTGAATCTCTTGTTCAATTGCATCATCTTGTTTCATTTGCTATCTCCATACTCGTTAATCACCCCACAGCGTGGGCACTTGATGCTTAATTTAATAGCCACACCTTCAGCTAATTTTTTGTTGCACTGGGTACATCTAAAATCGTTTTTTGTTCTGTAATTCATACGGGTCACTTATAATGACCCCGCCGCTAGTGGCGCAGGGTCTTTGGTTGATCCGTAGACTGGTTACGGTGAGACGGGTGGTTTTAATCCTGCCAGATTAAGGCCACTCGCCCTGTTTTTATTCGTCAGGGTACGCTGGCATCATGGCAACAGCTTGCTCAGGGGTAGGCATGAGAGCATTATTGTTGATGACTTGCTGCTTATAGGCATCGGCCTCTACCCATACTCTCACTTCCCAGCTTGCGAAAGTTTGCGCCAGCGTTTGAAAGCTGTTTGCAAATCCTGCGTACAGTATCAGCGCGTTGCCGCTACTGAAGCCAAATTCACGTGCCTTCATATCAATAGCTACTTGTAGTGCAGCACGCACCTCTTCAAGAACTGCCAAAGCAGGCTTTTCTTTTGTTAAACCGGCAGTAGGTGTTGTTAGTAAATTATCAATAATGACGCGGTTACCTACAGCATCAAAATATTCACCTCGTGGATCGCTCAGCAATTCCCACCCCCCATTTTTGAAACAAGCGACTTGGTTTACACCAACTTCTGGCGGTGGCTCAAAAGTAGCGTGAGCAGGCAATAAATATTGCCCATCATTGAGCGGGTCTTGGTCAGCCAACCCAGCTGAGAGAAATTCGCCTGTAATATTGTCATAATTAAAAATCTTCATATTTATTTAATCCTAATATTTGATACAAGGTAACAATGCAATATTGCGGGGACGGACACTGATGAAATTTTGCGGTCTTACATACCCAGCCTCGCCAGCACCTGAAATATTGCTGCCGGCACGGAAGGCATCTGCGTTGGTATATTGAAAAAATGCGGCCTGATAAATATTGGTAGCAAGCTCTGTAGCCGCTTGAGTGGAACCCAATACCCTGCCCACATCAACCCCGCGACCATCATCAAACCCGCGTATAAATTCACTTCTAAGATCAGGTAAGTTGAAGGTAGTAAAACCATCTCCAGCCCCATAATACGTATTAATAAGGCTGAATAATTTCGCATAACTTGTGCGAGATATTGCTGCACCATTTGCTTTTAGCCATCCCGATGGCGCAAATGATGCTGGCCAATACATGATGGTTCCAGGCAAAATAACATCTGGGGTAATGGGGGTGCCGGTGTTATTGACGGCCTGCGCTATTAAATTAGTAATCGCTTGTTTGAGCTGGCTGTTGTCTCCTTTACTCAGGGCAACCCCGCCCGCATTAATGACAGCGGCAATTTCTTCCTGTACTGCGTTTAGCCACTCCGCCGTAATCAGCGTGCCTGGCATATTATTAAAAGGGTCTTCGGCAACAAACATGCCGTTGAGATTGCCTGATCCATCGATTCTATGCATAAAAAATATTCCCCGCTCTATGTGTAATGTCTTCGAACCACAGCGCAACATGCGCCTGTTTAAACGCCTGCAGCGCAGCAGCAATAGTCGTTTGGTTTACCACTGTGTCGTAATACCTTACGCGTAAGGCATAGCGTACGCGCTCGGCATATAGGCGCTGACCAGCCCGGCTTAAGTTTGCAAGGCTGGGATAAATCAAATCTACTTGCAGCAAATCAATATTAAATGTGTTGGATGCGGCTACTGCGCTCCACAGCCTTTGCCCAGCCTTCGCCAAACTGGCACGGCTAGAAAAGCGCGGCATGGTTTCGGTCAGGCCGTTCAGCGATGCATTGGCTATGCTGCGATATTCGTCGATGTGCCAGATCATCGTCGCCGGTTTATGTACGGTGGCGGCGTAGTCAATCAGCGCCTGCATTTCAACATCGAGCCGTGCGAACTCTTGCGATTGTGCGAGGGTGAGCGAGTCGCCAAATCCCCCGGTAGGCCAGCGCCATGCGGCACCGGGCGGCCGTAGTTCCTCGTGTGCATCAGCAAACTGGCGGGCGGTGTAGCGGTTCAGCCTCATGCCCAGATGACCTCATTCAGCACAAACACTGCGCCAGCATCTACCTGCACATCGTCCAGAGGCGCCAGGCGAGTATATTGCGTGGTGACGGTTGCAATCGCAGCATCTAGTTCGGCCATTGCAAGCACTGAATCCTCTTTTTTCTCTGCCAGGATGGCAGTTATAATCGCGGCCTCGATCGCGTTGCGATTATCCTGAGAGTCAATGCCAGAAAATAAATCCAGCCGGACAGTAACGGGGTGTAACAATGGGGCAGCGACACGCCAATCTGCCGTAGCTGGTGCCAGCTCTGTGAGTTTTGCCTCTACGGCCGCGATGATTGATGCTGTGGGAGTACGATTATGCAACGCATTACATATAGGCCGCACAAGCACCGTACCAAGCCCTAGCGCATGTGGCTGGACCAGCGCGGTAGTAACACTTGGATGTGCATTTTTGGCCCAGGCTTTATAGTCCTCCACCTTACCCCCACGGCCACCACGACTTACCATCACTTGCCATTCATCCACCACACGGGCGCGCCAGGCATCGACCAGCTCCTGTTCTGCGCCGCCGGTAATCCCGGCAACATCCACAAGCAGCTCGGAATCAACCCCGGCAATCGGGTCAATTAGTGTCAGCACCTGCCCGGCCGCCAGATTGCTATTGGCACCGGCAGTGGTGCAGCGCACGGTCACGGCGGTATTGCCAGCGCCTAAAGTCACGGCGCTCAGCACTTTGTAATCAAGGCCGTTGCTGCCGCGCAGCAAGGTATCGGCCAGCACCATGCTGCCGATATTGCCGGTGGCGAGCACAGCGCCGGTGGCGGCGGTGGCGTCAAGGCGGGTCACGAAGTAAAGCGCCGCCCAGGTGTAGAGCATTTCCAGCTCGCAGGTGAGCGGTGATATTTGTTTGCGTATCCAGTCCAGATAGCCATATACGCCGTGAAACTCACGCGCATTGGCGGCCGCGAGGGCTTCGCGGATGACTGCGGGCGCAGCAGCTAAATCCGCCTCGATGCGCGCCTTGATTTCCAGGTATTGTGGTCTGACGTAGTCGGTCATGGCTTGGTGCTACCCTCGCCATCACCATGCAGGCTAGAGCGAGGTTCTCATAATGAATTGACGACCATTATGCTGACCGGCAATCTCCAGCATAACGCTGGAAACGTTTCCAGCCGGGGTGGTGTCGGTTACTGTGATGCCGGTGAGCGATGTGGTTTTGGCTTCCAGCGCTCGCTTGACCATATTGAGCGCCTCGCGCCGTGCCTTGTCGCTGAGCGCCTGCCAGCGCACGTACCATAGGCCGGTACCGCGCTGCGGGTCATGCCACCAGCCGCGCTGGTCGAACGGGTCGGCCACACGCCCGGCCGGGGAGATCTGGTCAGTAAACAGCGTGGCGTAAACCAGCGTTTCAAGCGCCGCCTGCGCGGCTTCTTCTGCCGTGGCGTTGGGGTCTTCCGGCGCCATGTCAAAAACGCCGTTATCGATTTGTACTAGTTTCAGCATATGTTATATCTCCGGCGGTGAGTGTGGGTGATGCGGCCTTGGCTGGTCGTCATCCTGCCATGTTTCCACGCCCAGTCCATCCCAGCGCTGGCCTTGTCCATTCACGTCAAACTTGTATTCGGTGTTGGCATGCAGCTTGATTTTGTCGGCACGCACTTCAAAGTTGAATGGAGTTTCAATCAGAATGCCATCGCGCTTCAGGTGCACCTTTTGCCCCTGGTCGTCGTGCAGCGCCACTTCGCCTTCTGCCAGCACCAGGTTGTATTGCCGGTCGCCCACTACCAGTGCAAAGCCGCGTGTGCGGTCGCCGCTGGGGAAGGCGATATAAGCCTGACAGCCGGGCTTGGGGCGGTAGCTGAGTCCGTAAGGCTCAACGCGGTCGATATTGGATAGCGTTTCACCATCTAAAATCTGCACTTGTATTTTGTCGTGGGTGATACGCACGCCGCGCCCCTGTGCGAACAGCAGCTGCAGACGGTTCCAGATTTGCGTGATCATTTCTTAGCCTTTCTGCGGTGTGCCGCGCTCTGGGTATTGGCCTGTTTCACTTCGCCGACAAAAGCATTGCGGTGCATTACGGTCAGGCGCGAGACCGTGCCCTGATCATCATCTTGCTCGTAGCTGCAGTCGCCGATCAGAAACACGCCGTCAATGCCTTCAGCAGGAATCACCACGCGCACCTGCGTGTTGATGCGCCACGGCTCAAACTTGCCGTCAGGCGTGGTGTAGCCCCAGCCAAATAGCTCTAATTCAATGCTGTGCGCGCGTGCCAGGCGGCGGTTGCGCTCCAGCTCGGCACGGCGCTGCAAAGCACCCAAGCCGTTGCCGTGGCGGTCTGCCACAATGTGCATGGGGCGGAAATATGCCAGCCCGGCATCTACCACCGCACCCTTGCGGCTGGTGTTGGCATCGTAGTCAAAGCTTTTCACGTAGTATTCGCTGAAGCGCAGCTTGTATTCATCGCTGATCTCGTAGCTCTTGACCTGCTCGCCGATCACCAGCGTTGCCACCGGCGCGGCATTATCAGGCTCGGTCATGGTAAGGCCGCCGCTGGCCGTGGGGTAAATCAGCAGGTTACCGGCGCGCGCCGCGTTCAATATCGCGTTGGCCGGGCTTTCGGCCTGCATGCTGAAATCCGGCACAATGGCCGTGGTTTGAGGCACGTTCACAGGCACTTTAAACGCCGTGCAAAGCTGCTTCACAATCTCGCCCAGCTTGATGCCTTTTAAGGTCATGCTGTACTGGCAATCTACCAGCTCGCGCCCCAGTGAGCGCGCCTGCAGGCTGATGCTGTGGCTATCCTTACCCACGCGGCGGCGCACGGCATCGGCACGCACGGTGGTGACTAGCACGTTGTTAATGTACACCTCGGCCACGGTGTTGGCATCAAAGCCCAGGCTGTTGCCAGCGCCTTGGCTGGTAAGCTCCAGCCCGACACTGGCAGCCAGATCATCGACCGACATGCGGATGTTGACCTTTTGCCAATAGCCGAATCGTTGACCGTTGAAGCGCACTTCAACGAGGTTTTCAGTATCAGCCATATATTTTACCCACCACAAACAAGGGGTGGCGCACGCCGTTTTGTGCAATCAGCACCGCTTCATCAATGCCCATCTGGTGCGCCAGCACCACGCTGGGCAGCGGGTTGACGATATCGCGCGTGACCTGCGGGTTTAAATCCTGATCCAGCAGCGCTTCAATCAGCGCGCGGCGCATGGATACGGCGGCCTGAAACACGGCATCGCTCATGCCTGGCAGCAGGGCATCAATCGCGCTCAGCAAACCTGCCAGCACCGCATCACGTTCATTGGCGGTGGCATAGTCTGCCAGCGCCAGCTGTGCGGCAGACACCACCAGCATCTGGCGGCGCAGCGCGTTCTCACGTGCGGTATTGATTTTAAAAGCCGCCGAGGCGGTGGCGGCAGTGTTGGTCACCGCTTCAATCGCGGGCGGGTTCATGGCGGTACCGGTCATGCGGGCCACGGCACGTGCGCGCGTGTCGCTGCCCAGGCTGCCATCACCAAGGCCCAGCACATTGGCAAAACTGCCCAGCGCGGCTGCGTACTGGTTAGGCACCTGCATCAGCACGTTGATGTCATTCTTGATGCCGCTGACCACGCCCAGCGCCTGCGCGGCCAGTGTGAGCGGCAGCGTGGTGAGCGAGATCACGTTACGCAGCTGCTCCAGGTGCTGCTGCACATCGGCAATAAATGCATTCAGGCCATCGTTGCTCATGGGCACCAGTGCAAAGTCTTCTACAATCGCATCATGCAGCTTGGCGGTGCGGTCAAACGCCACGTCTACTTTATCTACCGTTGGCGCATAAGGCGCACGGCCCCCCGGCACAAAGTCGATGCTGACGACGCAATAGCCGCCTTTGTCGTTGCTCTCGGAGCGCGTCCAATCCTGCGCGCGCACCCAAAGCTGGCCCAGCCACGGGTGGTTAAGCCAAACCGCGCCGGTTTCCGCCAGCTTGGCGGTAAAGCCGTTGGCCTCCTGGTCGTAATTTTCACCGATGAAATAGGCATTCAGGTGCCAGCTGTTAGCCTTGGCACCAAAGGCTTCAACCTCCACTTCGTTAGAATGCGGGAACTCATGCACCACCAGGTGCTTGCCGGACTTTGCATCGTGGCTCTCGGTCAGGAACTCAAAGCCGTCAAAGTCGGCACGGGTCAAACGGTCGCGCCAGCTCATGGCGTACCCCAGATGCTGCCGGTGTGCATAAAGTTTTTAACCGGGCCGGAGCTGTTTGTGGTTTGTGATTGCGCACGCAGGCCATCTGCCAGCTGCACTTTTACAGTTGTTTCAACTTTGGCAGGCTCTTTGCTGCTTGGTGAATTTAGGTATTCGTACAGCAGACCACCAGCGCCGCCAATTGCTGCACCAATTGCGGTACCAATCACCGGCACAAAACTACCAACTGTGCCACCAATCGCCGCACCATTAAGCGCGCTATTACCATAACGGCTAATAGCAGAATCTGCACCGAAACCATAATCAAGCGCCGCACCGCCTGCCATGGCACCAATACCCAACACACCAGCACGGCCTGAGGCTTTGCCCGCCATCGGCGCATAACGCGCTGCGGTTCTGCCTATGGTTCCGGCAGATGCGCCTTTACCACCCATCGCCACAGATGCCAAACCGGAGGCTGTCGCAACTGCGATCAACCCAGTGGTAGCCAGCGTCGTTGCGCCTGCCAGTGCCGGGTGCTTGGTTGCCAGGTCAGAAAACGCACCGGCCACCTTGCCAATAGCCGGGGTTAAATTATCCATGGCCGCCTTGGTGCCAGCATCCTTTGCCTGCTGCGCAGCGCGCACTTGGGCAGAGGCTGTGCCGGACATCAACTCATAGTTAATATCATTGACGCCATATTCGGTACGGTTTTTAGTGATGGCCGCATCCACATTGCCGACGATATCCTTGTTACGCAGCCCCATCAGTGCGCCTACGGCCTGCATGTCCTGGAAATATTTGCCGATCACGCTGCCTTCAGCCAGCGCATTGAGCGAGTCAATCAGCTCTTTCTGTTCGGTTTTGTCCTTGCTGGCCTTCAGCTTTGCCAGTGTGGCTTTCATCTTCGGGTTACCTGTTGCCTCTTTGTCGATGATATTCATCCACGCAGTGACCGCATCCACGCCCTTGAGGCGCTGATCCATCAGGTATTTGTTCAGGTCGCCACGTCCGGCTTTGTCAAAATCAGTAGCGGTGTCCTTGCTGCTCAGCTTCGCCAGCAGGTTTTTCACGTTATTGCCTGCTTCGTCCGTACTGCCGGAGGTCAGAATTGCCGCCTGATTCATGGTCAGCACTTTCTGCAGGCCATTCAAACCCATCAGGCCTGATTTACCGGCCAGCGGCAATTGTTGTGCCAGCCACTTAGCCTGGTCTTTAATCTCAAAACCACCAGCCTGTCCAGAGGCTGTGATCATATTCAGCGCGGTGCGTAGTTCCTTATCAGTGCTGACAATGCCTTGACCTTTCAGCACACTGGCAAGGTTGGCAATATCGACCGGTGCAGCGTTGGCGCCTGTGGCCGTTTTCATGATGGTTGGCAGAAAGTCTATGGATGCTTGATAACCAAGCACGTTCTTGGCGATCATCGCATCCAGCGCCTCGGCAGCCTGCTCGCGCGTGCCGCCGCCAATGCCGCGCTGGGTGGAGCGGTTGATCACCGATTCAAGCTCTTTCATGCCGATTTTGCGGCCAGCCACATCGCGCTCGGCAAATGCCGTGTTGGCCATTGCGGCGAGGCGCTCATCAAAATTCATGGCCTGCGTGGCCGCGCCCTTGAGTACATAGCCGCCAGCTGCTACACCCGCGCCTATGGTCATGGCTTTTTGCAGTTTGCCGGTTTCGCCAAGTTCCCTTTTAAGACTGCGCACCTTTTGGATTTGTGCATCATAAGCACGGTTGAGTTCTTTAGCACTGAGTGCGCCGCTGTTTGCCAGGCGCCTATAGGCGGCTTCGGTATGCTGAATTTCGCGCTGGATGGCACGCTCACCACGCACGCCTAGCGCTTCACGTGCCTGCGAGAGCTTTTCGTAACTGGAGCGCTGGCGATTGTTGGACTGAACAGTGACGGTTTCAGCTTGCCGTGCCGCTTTCTGTGCAGAGGCTGCAGCCTTGTCTATGCCTTTGGTGATGCCGTCGGTCAGCTTTAATTTGACTTCAACATTCACAGACATAAAAAAACTCCAGCACTCTTTAAGGGATGTGCTGGAGTTTACGCGCGCGCGAGGCGGCTAATTATGCTGGAAACGTTTCACGGTGTTACTCAAAGGTTTTGCCTTCCATTGCCGCGGCAATCTTTGCATATGTAAACAGTTTAGATAACGGCCAGGCGGCAATCACAGGTTCTGGTTGGTTTAACACTTTCATGACCAATGCAGTAGCAGTGATTATTCGGCTGACTTTCCCAATGCTACTGCCTGTTCGGCAGATAGTGGTGCGTCGCTTTCAGGTTGATCAATCTCATCTGCAAGCAGCATTTCATCGGCAATTTTCTCAGCGGCACGATAATCCGCGCCACGCAGCTGCATGACGATGGCTTCATCAGAGCCGGTAAGGCTGGCAATCAATGCAATACGCTGTGCTACGCCGCCACGCCGGTCAAAGCTCAGATAATCAGCAGCAGTCGTGTACTCTCTGAAATTCAGCTCGGTGATCGTGGTTTTTTCGCCGAGTTTCAATGGGTGTTTGAGGGTTAGTTTTTTCATGTTTCTTGGTCCTTTATTCAGTAATTGTTGGTAATTCAGAAAATGTTTTAGCGGTCGCAATAGAATCAAACAAGCCTCAGGCGTCAATCTATTATTTTTGTTTAGGGTATCTTTTGCGGTGCAACTGTTTTCAATTTATATTTCTTTCAAATCCCATCCAGACCAGCCATGAGTTTCCTGAAAGTCAACTGGTCGAACGATTACAGGATTATCAGGGTTGGTATTGTCGGTTACGTCCGGCGCAACTCGAACCCACTCAGCAACATTGATGGAGTGGCTTGGGATTTGAGACCCATCACGATTCCATCCGCCGATGATTACCGGTGACTTATTCATTTGCGTTAAGGTTGCAAACGTCGCCTCTACAGACTCAAGTGGACAAATGGCATCAAACAACAGTCGACCATTACGCTCATTAAGCAAAACCCATTGTCCAAATAGTTCAAACAATTCTTCTTGTTCAGGCGCAGGCGCATCAATACTAAAAATAATGTTGACGTTTATCATATTGTTGCTTCCTGTAACTGTTGAACTGTAAGGCGGCGTGGGTAGTACATCATTCGCGCAATTGCGGCATTTGCTCGCGCCACACCTGCACCCAGCAATTGCATTGTGTTGGAAAATGCAGGGAACGCAACCGCTTGCGGTAGCCCACCGTTATGCACCACAAAAGCTCCCGATGCGTCATAGTGCAAGGCTGTTTTGCCCGGACCTAATGAAGTGAGCAGTGCCGTATTGCCATTGCCCAATAATGGACGACCGACAGGAACATCGTGCTGTAAAATAAATACGCCCTTTTCAGCAGATAGCCAGTTTTGCGGATTTACGGTCACGGCATCTGCTGCTCTGGTGCGTATGCTGCCAGTCGTGGGAATATAACTGGTTGCGTATGAACCCAATTCATATTGACGACAGGAGGATTCCATTGTTGTGGAGAAAGCAGGGCAAGATGCGGACGCATCTCTATAAAAAAGCATTTCGAAACCAGAGAAATAATTTTGGGTAACACTTTCAAGTCTGCTTACTTTAATTGCATTTAACTCTTCGGTAAATGTTGCGGGATTTGGTCGAAATCCACCCGCATAAGTGGTGTAATTAGGGGTATTGGCAGTAATTTCAACAAAGCGCCGCCATAACGATGCTGCATATTGTCCATTAGGAATACCATTACTACCATGAAATATTTGCGGAAAGTTTAAAACTTGCGTTTGCGGGTTTACAAAACCAAGCCGCCTTACTTTTCTGCCGCGTTCGGTAAAAAATGATTGTTCAAAATAAGCTGTGTTTAAAGAACCTTGGTAAGCGAATTTACCGCTACTAAGCCCGACATTTTCGCTATTTTTGTCATAATTGGTGCGCTGCTCTTCTATTAATAACCCGCGCGACACTAAAGTTACAGGGTTGTGGTCATAGCGTGGCTGGTTAATCGCCGCTGATAGCAAAGTGCCGCTTGCGTCAAATAATGTTGCGGTTGATGGTCGCGCAAAACTTATCCGCGAATCCAATGGTCGCCCATCAAAAATAAAATCCACAACAGGTTCAGCCGTCCATATTAATGATGAACCCAAGTACATGCGTGATACGGGTTGATTCCCTAACTTTATGCGGTCAGCTACATTAATACGCATCATCCCTCCACTACATACATGGTTGTTGCGTTTGGAATTAAAGCGTTATATTGCGCTTGCGTCAGCACTACGATTGAATCAACGGAGGGACTTGCAACCAGTGCGTTTACCGCGTTTTCAGCGGCTTGTTGCGCTATCAATGCGGCCTGTTTGCTGGCAAGTGCGCTTGTCGCCGATGTTTCTGCATTATCGGCGTGCTGACCGGATAAAACTGCGGATTGCGCTGAGTTTTGAGAGTGAGTGAGTGCCGAAACTGCGGCAGTTTCGGCATTAGTTTCACTATTAGCTGCATTTATCTCGGAATTGGCGGCTGCATTTGCGCTTGCTGATGCGGCATTTGCATGGCCAGAGGCACTTTCGGCAGATTGAGAGGCTTCTGCGGCTTTAGTTCTCGCAACTTCCATGTGGCCCGCTGCAATAGCGGCGTTTGACGCGGCGTTTGTTGCGCTTACTGATGCCTCGGATGATTTGTCGTTCGCAATTGTGGCAGATTGATTTGCCGCATTTTCGCTTTGCAATGCTTTTGACGCAGAAGCCTCAGAATTTTCTGCATTTGCTAGTGCCGCATTTGCAGACGCGAGCGCGTTATTAGCCGACGTAAGAGCTTCATTTGCTTTCACGGTCGCACTCTGAGCGGATGCTGCGGCGGATGTTGCAGATGAAATAGCTTCGTTAGCCTTTGTTATGGCAATATTTTCACTATCACTGGCGGCATTGGCTTTAAGCGTCGCGAGTTCCGCATTTGCAATCGAGGTGTTTTTAGCACTGACGGCTTCCGCTTCCGATGTTGCCGCTAATTCTGCGTGATTCTGCGCCTCATTGCGAGCGGACTCAGCGAGTGTCTGAGCGGATTTTGCATTAGTTTCGGCAGTTTGGGCTTTTGCTTGCGCGTCTTGAGCAGCCGCAAGAATAATCGGCATTTGCGGATTTACATCACCAACATCGCCTTTATCGCCTTTAAGCCCTTGTTCGCCTTTATTACCTTGTTCGCCTTGCGGCCCTTGCAAGCCAACGTCGCCTTTCGGTCCTTGCAAACCAACGTTCAAACTGGTGACCTGAAATACGCCGTTGTAGAATTTCAAATTGGTGATCATGCGCGTGTGACCTTTTTAATGATTTCCAGCTCGATCTTGCCGGTGCTGACTACAACAATGTCAAACGTGTACTGAATATCCATCACCAACGCCCCCAGCGGCCACTGGCTGGTATCCACCGGTGTAAAGCTGAATTTTCCAAGCGCTTCGTCGGTTACGTTAATGGCAAACTCATGCACCAGGTTGTCGCCCTGATCGCGCAACTGGCTTTTAATGCTGTAGCCAGCCAGCGACGCAGGGGTGCCGTTGTCTTGGCAATACTGCGCGGTGAGCACAAAGGTATCACCGCGTTTGTGTTGGAGTTTTAGCATAGATGATTAGCCGATTTTCTCTGAGGTGTTAGCCATGATGGTGATTTTGCTTTCGCCGCTTTCTACTGCAATCGGGTCAGCCACAAATGCCATGCTCAGCAGGTGCACGCTGCCATCGGCCAGGCGCACGGTGATGTCTTCGTCTTTCACGGCGTTAAGCGCAACGACATCAACGCCGCCGAGCAGATTAATATTGAGGTCGAGCTTGGCCGGTTCTGCGGCTTCGGTGTAGCCACCGTCTTCTGCCAGGCGGCCTGCCTTGTGTTCGCGCTTGTAGCCGCTTGGGGTGAAAGTACCCGGGTTGGCTGCCAGCGGCAGCTTGCCGATACTGGGAATGCTCACGGTGCGGATATTGTTGATTTGTGCCATGGTTGAATGCCTTTCAAAGAGTGTTTAAATCACCCTCACCCTAGCCCTCTCCCGCAAGCGGGAGATGGGATGGTTTCGTGAGGTAGCTAGTAAGCCGGTACCGCTTTGCGGAATTGTGCGCGGCCTGCCAGGATGTAGAACGGTGACAGCAATACCGGGTCATCCTTGTAGTTAAAGCGGCTCGGGTTGGTCGCGTCCTGCTCTACCACCAGCGTGCTCTTGTAGTAGTCATACGCCTGCACCCAGCCTTTTTCGCGCATGAGCCAGTTTTGATACAAGCTCAGCAGGTAGGCGCGCACGTCGTCTTCGGTGGTGATGCGCAGGCCCGGGCGGTAGCCTTCGTTGGTTTTGGCGGCGGCGGTGCCGACAAATCGCTTGATTGCGCCTATGCGCTGCTCGTAGCGGATGCGCTCCATCGCTTCAGCGGCGTTGATATCGAGGTAGGCATCATCGGCGCTGCCATCCGGGCGGTATTGATACATGGAGATCAGGCGCTTGATGCTGCAGGAGCCATCCTTGCCCACCTGCATGACGCTCATGCCCTTGAACAGCAGGCTGTTGGCCTGTGTCCAGTCGTGGTAGGTTTTGGCAATCATGCCTGGCAGCGGAATGCCTTCGAGCGACTCCACCGGGTTGTTGTAAAGCTTGGGCGCGGCGGCAGCAGCTACCATGGCCGCAGCCTCCCATGTGGTGATCGGGTTAATGCCCAGGCTCAGGTCGGCAATGTGCTCGTAGTTCTTGGTTTCGCCGAATGCAGCAGCGGCCTCATAATCGCCACGATGCGCGGTGAAGGCACGGAAACCGGCCTGTACCGGCGGCAGGTAGCGGGTCTGGCTCTCGGCATGCCATGCGGCCAGCGTAGCGGCATCGTTAATGCCCAGCGCCACATAGCGGTACCATTTCTGGCCGATGATGGCGGTAAGGTCGCCCGGGGCTGGGTCACCGCTGCCACCGTTCATGGCGGTGATGGTGAGGCCAAGCCCGGCAGGCATGGCTTCATCGAACAGGCCGAGGCGGATATCAATATTATTGCCGCAGGTGCCTTTGTGGCGCGCAGTCAGCGTTACGTTGGCCGCATTGGCTACTGCGGTGACCTGAATATCGGTACCGGCGGCTGTGATGGCGTCGGCAATGGCGGCGGCCACGGCGGCAACCGTCTGGTTGGCGGTGACTGGCACGCTGACCAGGTCGCCTGCAATATACAACGGGATGGTACCGGCAGTTATCGGTACTACAGTAGCCTCAATGGCACCAGTTGCTGCTACGCCTGCTGCGTTGTCGGCATAGGGCAGCATGTAGATATCGAGCACCTTGTCGATGGCGCGGTAGCGCTTGACCATGTTCGCCAGCATGGAGCCTGCACCGGCTTTGGTTTCGGCATCTTTAACGCCGCTCAGGCGCACAATCTCACCGGCGGCTGCGGTGCCGGTGGCAAGTTTCTGGCCCACAATCAGCACGGCGGGGATATCTTCACCCAGTCCGGCCTGTGAGCCGTCGATTTCCACATAGGCACCCGGGTAGCGCAAGGCGGCCGGGATGGTCTGAAAACTAATCATAGTAATGTTTCTCCTGTGTTAACTAAACTTTCAAAGGGGGGCGGGTCTGGCAAGTAATTGGTGATCACGGCATCAAAGCTGTAGCTGTCTGCCCAGAAAATCACAGAGCGCTCGTACTGGATCACGCGGCCGCCGTTGAACAGCAGCGGACGCACGTCCGGCTCCAGTTCCCAGCCCAGCAGCAGGTATTTTACGGCCTTGCGGTACTGCAGCAGCGCATCGTCGGTTTCACCCGGCACATGCACGCGGGCGTTTTCAATGGCAATCACAACATCAAAGCCCAGCGTCACGTTCTCGGCACGCTCACCGGCATGGCTCACCTTGTCGGCCGCGCGTACCACCCAGCACGAGGGCTTGGGCAGGTTAGACAGCTCGATCTGCGCGTACTCTGCCGCACCGGCTACCTGCCGGAACCACAGGCCATCAAAGCTGGCTGGCTTGGGGCTAAGGTGTGCAATTAATGGGGTGAGCGAGATCATGCTTACCAATCCTCAGCACTGGTGGTGCCGCCGCCGTAGCGTTGCTGGTTGCTGGTGATAATCGCGGTGTCTTCTACCACGGTTGCATTCGGGTCTGCCGGAATCAGGTTATTGTCACCGCGCGCATGTGCTTTAAGCATGGCAATGGCGGCTTCATAGGCTGCGGTTTCCGGCTTGTCGAGGTGCTCTGCACCTTGCAGGTAATACAGCGCAATGGTAGAGCACAGGCGCGCCAGTAGCGTGGTCTGCACCGTGGCCGGAATACCGAAGCTCACAATCACGGCATCGGCATCAGCCAGCGCCTTGTCGATGGCATCCAGCGCCAGAGTGAGTGACGCCTGATCCTGCATGGTATAGCTGCTCAAGTCCGCACCGTTGATCACGGCGCGCAAGGCTTCATGCGGCACCATGTCACGGTCAGCCGGTATGGCTAACTGCAACAGGCGGCGCGCATTGGCGCGGGCGAGTAAATCGGTGCGGGTTGCGAATGCCATGGTTATTGAGCGCCTGCTTGAATTTCAGCCCACACTGCATCGCGTTCGGCTGCGGTAACATCAAAGCCCACCACGGCAGTAATGGCAGGCACGGTTGGCGCACCACCTTTAGTCCAGTTGGCGGCGATATCTGCATCCAGCCCGGTGATGGCTTCTTTAATTGCAGCTAAACGCTCTTCGGCTGATAGCTCTGGCGGGGTGTTTGTTGTATTAGTTGCTGCATCGGCAGCAGCCACCGGTGCAACATAGTCATCCGGCTGTGTATCGCTCACTTCGAGCATCTGCTCTTCGCGCAGGCGGGCAGCGGTGGCGTTGTCTACCTCTACCAGCAGCCAGGCAATAGTGAACAGGATTGCGCAGCGATAGAATGAGGTTAGCCCTTTTTTGGGGGCAACACGTACATAGAGTTTGTTCATTGTGGGTTCCTTTGCTTGCTGTCTTATTACCCCCTCCCTGGCCCTCCCCCTGCTAGGGGGAGGGAATTAAGGTCAGGATAGGGGGTAATGGACAGGTTTGGTTATTGGTGGTTACAGTGCCATCAGCGGGCTGACAATCAGCTCCACCTTGCCGTAGTTGGTGTTGCTTTCGCCACCGGCCTTGTTGATCGCCTTGATCAGCTTTTCAGCGGCGGCCATGTTGTCAGGGCCTACCACCAGCGTATCTGCCACGATATTCAATTGGCGGTTGCCGTCACCCTGGAATTTCATCATGGCCTTGAATGCCGCCTCGAAGTTGGCTTCAGTCAGCTCGGCTTTTGAGCCAAACGCCAGCTGCCAGAAACCGTAGGCAGCATCACCGCGCCAGCGGCCGCCCCAGCTGAAAATGTCATTATCAAACAGCAGGGCATCGTTGGCCTTGAACTCGGCTTTCATGCGCTCCTGCAGGTAGAAGGATTTTGGTGCGCGCTTGGTGCACAGCAGCGCCCACGGCTCCAGTACGCCTGCCTGCATGTTACTGACAGATGCAGCCACGCCGGAACCATCTTCATTTGGGTACACCGGATGGTCGGTATCGAAAAAGTACTGGCCGTCGTAGCAGATGGAGCCAAAACCAGCTTTCACTGCGCCGTATACCAGGTCGTTTTTCAGGTCGATCACAGACTGGCCGTAGCCGGTGGCAATGCCTGAATACATGGAGAGGTTGTTGTCTTCAAAGTCTTCACGCGGTACATCGAGTGTGTTTTCAAACTTGCGGTTATCCACGCGGTATGCGCGCTCTTTCACGGTTTTGTGCTGGCGCGCGCCGACCCATTCACGGAATGCCGGGAAATGGCTTAACCATGAGTAGGTGTTGCTGGCACTGTTGGAGCCGATCAGGCCCGCGATTTTTTTCCAGCTTTCGTCACCGGCAGCCAAGCCCTGGTTAAAGTTAGCCACCAGCGTGGTGTTGAACGCATCAATCTGCGCTTGTGTTAGTACGGTTGTACCCATAATGCTGATCTCCTAATGTGATCTGATAGTGTTTAAACGTGATTCAAATGGCCGTTAAGCCTGTGCCTTTACGCTATTGCCTTGGCCTTGCGTTCGGCCTCGGCCTGCTTGGTGGCGGCAAATACTTTCGGGTCTACGCCCATGCTGCTGCACATCGCCAGCTCGGTTTCATTCAGGCCGTGGTTGGCATCGGCAGCACCGGCGTTGTCAGCCTGGCGGGTATCCGCTACCAGCGGCTTGGTGGCTTCAAGGTATTCAGTCAGCACGGCAAAGCTTTGCTTTTCTGCCCAGGCTTTTTGTGCCGGTGCCAGGCGGCCGTCACTCAAAGCAGTCGCTAACAAATCGGAGTGGGCTTTTTTTTCAGCAGCCAGCGCGGCCTGCGCCTTTTCTTCATCTGCCGCCTTGAGTTTTGCCAGAGCGTCATCACGCTCTTTGCTTAAGGCCACTACGTCGGCCTTGAGCGTATCGCGCTCGCTGGTTAGTGCCGTTACCTGTGTTTTCAAGGTGTCGCGCTCGGTAGTGAGTGCGGCTACATCTGTTCCGGACATGGGGGTGTCTCCTGTGTTGGGTTGGTTAAGGGTTAAATCGGATAAATGGTTAAATCTGGATAAGGCCGCCAGCGATTGCAGGCCATCCAGCGCGGGGGTGTTGGTGAGCGCAATGCTCCATACATCCACCACAGCGCCGGTCACTTTGTCGAACTCGAACACTGCGCTGATGTAGCGGTACTCTTTGGCCTTGATGTGGCGTTTGGCGGTTTCAGTCCAGCCGATATTGATGGCCCACAAGCCTGCTTGCGGACCATCTGGCCGGAACTCCATTTCGTGAAACCAGCCAGCGGCAATCACCGGCTTGCCGTTTTCCCTGGCAAACAGGCTCTGGTGCTCGTAGTCGATCAGCGTGTCGTTCTTGCGGGCGCGCATCATGGCAATGACGTTGCTGGCAATGCCTGCATCCAGCCTGAATGCCTTCACCGGCAGTGCACGGCCATCGGTCGGCGCAAATTCACCGGCTGGCAGCAGGTGCGCTTCATTGCTCACGCCGTTGGCATCAATGGCAAATGACATGGCGGCAATGCTGTTCAAGGGTTTAGTTTGATCTGACACGTTGCGACTCCTGATTGAATGGAGCCATTTTGCGCGTGCGGGTCAGTTAAAGCAGTGCGAGAAACACTTCACGGGGTAGGGTTTTGGGCTGGATTGCAAACAACGCGTTTTGGCGCGTTTTTATGATTCAGGCAGGCAAAGGGTTATGTGTGGATGTATCAAACGCTATGCGCTTGATTTAAACGCTATTGCGGCGCTATTTAGAACAGGTCGAACTGCCTATCGTCGGTTTCGCGGCAGATATTGAGAATGTGGCGGCTGGAAAGCTGGTGCGCTTTAGCCAGTCCGTTAATGCTCATGTGCGATTTATCCTTGCGTATTTGCGTATTGCGCACCATGTTGAACAGCTTGTCAGGCTTTGGCAGCCAGATGCGACCTGCAGCGTCGATATGATCCGCCAGCGTGTTGCGCAGCCTGGCAAGCTCTTCATCGCTCAAGCCCAGCGCCTGGCTCTTGTATTTGGGGATATGCTGGTTGATGCCGCCATGCGTTGCGAGAAAATCACGCGCACGGCCAAACCCCAGCGCCTTGACCACGGCGCGCAGCACTGGTGGCAGGGTGCACAGCACCTCTTCATCTACCACTGGCCAATCTTGCACCGGCCATTGCTGGGGTTGATTGTGAGTCATCTTTAGCCGACCCCGGTCTATCGCGCAAACCAGCTTTTGAGCGCTTCGGTAATGCCCTGGCACTCGCCCACGCTTAAGTCATCCAGACTGCGGATATCGCGCCCGGCCTGACGGCTGCAGAACGACAGCAGCCCGGTGCGGGTTGCGTGATTGACCTTGCCAGCCTGACCGAGCTTGCCCCACAGTTTGAACATGTTGGCAATGCGCGGCGGCACGTCCTTGCGCTCCTGCGTCGCTTTTGCCATATAGCCTTTCTGGCGCGGCCAGCCACGGCGCTCGTAGTCTTCCAGCGCGGCGGCCAGCTGCGGCATGTTCATGCTGCTGGCTGAAACGCGGCCTTCCATCTGCATGGCACCATGCCGGTGCAGCAGCTCACGGTGCAGATCATCGCACCAGCCGGGGATTTCGCGCTCGGCCCAGTTTTTGGCAATGCCCAGCAGCTGGCGGTAGTGTTTGATTAAGTCGCTCATTTCATGCTTCCCAGTAATACAAAAATTGCCACCCAAGGGTGTCCGTTAAAGATAGCCCATAAAAATACTAAAAATAGAAAAATTCCCATGTTAATACCGTATTGTTATTTAAAACCGTCTCCCATATCACTCTGCCAGCCTCGGCAAAGTGATATCAGCGAAGGTTTAGCAGCACTTGCCAGCTTGCTGGCTTAGTGCTGGTTATCAGTTTTCTCTGATTAACCCTTGTTCGCTGCGTCTTTCAGTGCCTTAACTGCGCTAAAGTTCGGTACCTTTTTCGCGGCGATCTGGATAGGCTCGCCGGTTGACGGGTTGCGGCCAGTACGTGCCTTGCGCTGTGCAACGCTGATTTTGCCAATGCCGTGCAGCGTTACCTCACCGCCTACGGCCACCACTTCATGCACTGCGGTAGTTTGTGCATCCAGCACTTTTTTAATGTCCGCTTTTGTTAAGCCGGTATCGGTTGCAATCTGGTCAATCAAATCTGCCTGGTTCATGTTGTTATTTCCTTTTCAAAAGTTATTAAAGTTGATTGCGCCTAGCCGGTAATATTTTGGGAGGACCGTTCTATCGCAATCTGCTATGGTTATTAGCCCCACTCATAGCTTGGGCTGTCAAATCAACTACTCCTGCGTCAGCAAGTCTTCAATCATCACCACCTTGAGGCCTAGGTCAAAAGCCAGGCGCACTTCAATCATTGCGCCTTTTGATGCAAGCCAACCATCCAGCGTGGCAACGATGTCGCATTCCGCCATTTGTTTAATTGCAGACCGCATCCAGCCTTGCCATGTGCCACATAATGGCGGTGTGTTCTCTGCCGGGTTGAGCACCTCATAACCAAGCCCCCTGAGCTTTGCTGCAGCAGCGTTGAAGGCCGGGTAATTAAAATCAGCGATGCCTGTCATGGGGCCAGATATATAAACGCGCTTAGCCATCACGCCCCCGCCAAGTCCAGCGACAGCGGCACGTACTTGTCACCTTCGCCCTGGCGCTCATAAATGCGGATGTAGGCTTTTGTGCCGATCACCTGCAGGCTTTCGCTGATGGCGTTCATGGCGGCTTGCCACTCAGTGTCTACAATATTCAGGCGGCGCAGGCCAAGCACGCGGCCGGTGCTGATCTTGCCTTCCTTGTCTACCCTGAAAGCATCGTTCACCAGTACGTGGATGTTGTCGTTAATGCCTTCTGACCACTTGTTAATGCAGGCATCAATCAGGGCCTTGGCAGCCTGCAGGCGCTCATCGAACACGATGTTCTCGCTCATGGCGCGCTGAATCTTGTACTTGCCATCAAAGCTGTAGAGCGTGACGTTGCCTTTTTCACCGCCCAGCTTGGCACCGTATTGCTCGGCGCTGAGCTGCACAAAGGCGGCGATATCGGCCAGCGTGTCGCTTTTAAAGTCGGTCATGATGCCATTCAGGTCGCGCGCCTTTTCCACGATCTCCTGCACCAGGGCATCACGCTCCAGGTCTATCGGTTTAATCTTGGCAATCGGCACCAGGGTGCCGTCTGCCGCTTGTCTGTATCCGTCTGGGATGTTCATGTTGTGCTGCTTTCCTTTCTTCCTGTTAAGTTTCTGATGGTTTGTTTCACTGCGTCCGGCATCACTGCTTTCTGCGGTTTGCTCTTTGCTTTCTCACCCTCACTTTCAGCCGCATTAAAGCTTGCCGGAGAGGGCGCAGCCGGTTCGGTGTAAAATCCACCAAGCCTGCGGCTGTTCTCGTTGTTCTGTTCGGCTTTGGCGGCCGTTTTTTCGGCCATGCCTGCAATAATCTCCAGCAGGTAGCCGTGGCTTTTGAGCGGCAGCGTGAGCTTGTCGCGGCTTGCCAGCATGGTTTCCATCGCGTTGCGCCAGTAATCGACTGGGGCGGCATAGATGCTGCCGTTGCGCTCGATCTGCGCCTTGCTGATCATGGGCAGCAGCTCATTAAGCAACTTGGCGAGGCGATCCATGCTCAAGGCACGCTGCGCCGGGCGAAACAGACCCACATACTGGATCAGCGTTTTGCCCAGTGGTGCCGGTAGCTGTAACGCCACCAGCACTGCATCACGCGCGCCTTCGTGGCCGATGATGGCATCAAGGCTGAATGTGGCACCGCAGGCTGGGCAATTCAGCTGCATGTTTGCGGCCTCATGCGTCTGTGCCAGCCCTTCAGTTTCGGCATCAATCCCTGCTTTCTCAGCCTGTATGCACGCTGCATGACTGTGTGAATCGTGCGCTCAAGTGCAAAGCTGATTTGCTCTGGGCCAAGGCTGGCATAGTTTTCAATCAGGAACTTCTCATCCGATGTCGTCCAGGGCGTGTTCTGTCTGGCATGGAAATCGGGGTGATATTTGAGCCGTCCCCATTTGTCATAAGTAGCTTCCATGGCTCACACACCTGCCACTGCCCAAGCGGTGCTCAGGCGATAGTTGGTTGTGGCCCATAGCCATGCTGCGCGCAGCGTGCGGCGCAGCAGGCCGCGCTTGGCCTTGGCTGCCGGTTTAGGCGCAAAAGGGGTGATGCAGCGATAGTCGTCTGCCTCGTGCTGCAGGTCTGCCCAGCTTTTGTCGTACTGGCTAAATTTGCTCATGATTCAAACTCCCTTCAAATTTAGTAACACTTGCTGGTTTACCAGCTTAGTGTTGGTTATCAGTTTTTCTGACAGGTTTAATGGTTGCTTAATAGTTATTTAACCGGGTGCAGGCACAGTGCCTGGCTGGCGACAGCATCCACCAGCTTTACATCCAGCTCGCGCCCCTTGCGGAACTGGTGGATATTGGCTACCAAGCCTTCTACCAGCATACGAGCCGAGCCTGCGCTGTACTGCACCATGCGCTCGATCACTTCGTCGCTGACGTCTTCACCGGGGAATGCCGCCTGCACCAGCGCGGCTGAGTCTTCTTTGGTAATTCTGCGCACGGTCTCCGGCCAGAAGCCGGTGCGGCTGCGGATTTGGTCAAACTGGCCGTGCTCCGGCCTAATCAATCCGGTCAGGTATTCAGTACCGGCCAGCACTACGCCCACGTTGGCGGTATCACGGATGCGGCGCAGAATCTCCAGCTGCTTGGGCGTAAGCGTTTCTGCTTCATCGAGGATGATCAGGCTGTCGGTGTTTTTAAGCTCGTTCACCACGGCCTCGAACTGGTCATAAATCTTGCCGCCCACATCGTGGCCGATGATGGTTTGCGCCAGTTTCTTGATGATGGTGGTGGGCGTCAGCGTCGGGTTGGCCTCGATCATGAAGGTATTGGCGTTGTGACGTGTGTAGTAACGCAGTGCAAAGGTTTTGCCGGTGCCCACGTAGGCACTCATCACACTAAAGTTGCGACTGCGGCGCGCGGTGGTGCAGGCGGTTTGCACCAGCTTGAATACGCTGGTTTCCACGGCGGGGATCACATCGCTTTCTTGCTCATCTGCATGGCGGATTGCGCTCAATACCTGCTCAATCAGCTTGCTGGGGCTGGCACCGTAGCTCATGCTCAGCACCTGGCTGAATGTGCTCACGCCGATACGTGCCATGCGCGCAAGGGCTGCCTGGCTGATACGCTCTACGCCGTCTTTACTCAGTTTGCGCGCCTCCAGCCAGCCGTTGATGAACTCAACGTTTTTCAGGTCTTGCGTTGAATAATACTCAGTAGGTTCTTTTCTGTAAGGTTGTTGTGCCATATTTCCTCCAATAACTTGTTTCAATAATTAATCAATATCTGTTAAATCAAGCAGCAGCGGCGCATCGTCATCGTCGTGCGTGGTTTCGCCTTCAATCGCCAGCGCGTCGGCAATGGCGTCTGCGTCTATCACATGACCGGCGCGGGCTTTCTGCTCGGCAATCTTGCGCTCCAGGCGCTTGATGGCGTCTTCGGCACGTGCGGTGCGTTTGTCTTCAAGGCGGCTGGTGTCAATCGCATCAATACGCTTGATCAGGTGCGCGTCGCATATCCAGCGGCCATCGAGGGTACGCACAATGCCGATTTCGTTTTGCATCAGGTCGTACTCCAGCAGCACTTTCTGGCCATTGAATGCCAGCAGATCCGGGTGACCGTAGGCACGCTTGCCCTGCGTGACGCAGGCGCGGCGCACGGTGAGCGTAACCGCCTGACGCTTGAGTTCATGCACGGTGGCATGTGGTGGAATCGGCACCAGCTGCGCCCACAGATCAGCCCGGGTGACGGTTTTGTCTTCGGGGTGCTCGCGGTTGTGGTAGCGCTCCAGCCATGCGTTAAAGGCATCGGTGAATTCTTCCAGCGTGGGCAATTGCAGGCGACCTGCCTTAACTTCGCGCACGGTGCGGTTAAGCACCTCGGCGGCCATATCAGGCCCGCAGTAAAACTGCGGCATCCACAGTTTTAAGAAGTCATCGCGCATGATGCGGAAGAATCGCTCGATCCAGCCCTTGCCGTGCGGGTTGCCGGGGATGGAATGGATGATCTGCTGTATGCCGGTACGGGCATAAAAGCCGACCGCGTCATCGCTCATGAGCTTATTCTTGTAGCCGGAGCCGTTATCGATATACAGAAACGGCGGCACGTGGTTATAGCGGGCAAAGGCTTCAGCCCACATGTTCTGCACGGCAATCGTGCCCTCGTGTTCATCGGCACGCCAGCCCACAATGACGCGGCTGCGTAAATCCATGCCCACTGTGAGCTCAGCCCGCCAGATATCGCCGGTGATCGGGTGTGCCAGGTAAACGTCTGCGCGGTAGCCGTCGGCCACGTACACATCGCCAGCCAGCGCATGCTCGGTGCTGCGGCGCACAAAGGCTTTTTCGGTAAGGCGGTACAGGTTTTTACCGATACGCGCCGGGCTGTTGCGCCCCAGCATGGCCGGTACGCTGGTGAGGTAATGGCGCACCTGGTCATACGACACGGCAAAGCCATCTACTTCTACAAGACGGCGATACACCGCGCTGATATCCGGCTTACTGCCCGGGGCGTTGTAATACTCCAGGGCAGGCCCCCACCATGCGGATGATTCCACCACGCGGCCTTTGTGATCCGGCAGCAGGCCGGTGAGGCCATCCACCTTGTAACTGGCGCACCAGGCGCAGATGGTGCTGCGGGTTGGGGATACGCGGTCTTTTTTAGCCGTTGCGGTCATGGCTGCCGCCACGTAGGCAGGCAGGCGGTTTGCAGCGTGACGTTCCAGCAGCAGCGCCACAGCGTTATTCTGCGTAACACCATCGCGCACCATGGACAGGATGGCATTCACCACGATTTCGCGCTGGGTTGCTACCTCGCGCGCCTTGGCGGTTGCCTCGCGCCATGGGTCGCGTGCACGCAGTGCCAACACGTTGGATGTTGGCATCACGACCTTGCCACCGGTTGGGGGCACCACTTGCATGACCATTGCTCTGGCTCCCATGATTATTCAGCCTTGTTTTTTGAACCGGCAGGGCGACCGCGGCCTTTGGGCCTGTCGTTCTCGCGCTTGACGTCACGCGCCAGCTTCTCGGCTTCGTGTCTGCTTTCCAGCATTTGCGCGTCCAGCATCCAGCGCTCAGCCTCTTCAGGCGTAAGAATGTGCTGGCCCTGGATGCGGTCTACGTGTATGTCGGCATTTGCCAATAAGTCCTGCGCCATTTCCAGCAGATCAAACGCGCGGCTGGCAGACACCTTGATGGCGACATAGACTTGCTCGATTCTTAAGCGCTGCTCCGGGGTTGGCTCAGCGTAAAAACAATCTGAAAACAGCTTGTGCAGGCTGTTCAGGTTAAGCTCACAACCCGCCTGCAGGTGCATGCACTCATCGCGCACGTCTTCGGTGTAGTCTTCAAACTTGGTCAGGCGCTGCTTGCCTTTCAGGCGAGACAGCTCAGATTCGCTGCGCTCGATTTCCGCATTCATGTTGTTGATGCGCTTGCCTGCAGCCTTCAAGTCCTGCTCAAGCGCTGTGGCTTTGTCAGCTAGTTCTGTTTTTTCCTTGACGTGCTTTTCAATCAGCATTTCTGCCAGATCAAGCAATTGCTCTTTATCGCCAGCCTTGGCGGCTTCAATCAATGCGGTTTTCTCATCGGACGGTAGTTTGCGGTATTGCGCGAGGTCACGATAACCGACGCCCATGCGCGTCATGGATTCGAGCGCCTCTTCACCGAAGGCTTTCAGGTTGGCAATGTCGGTGTTGGCTTTTTCGTCAGAGATACCAAGCAGGCCGCAGAACTCCTCCCATGTGCCGGATAACACCAAACCGTTTGGGGCCACAGTTCCCTTGAGAGCCTTATAAGCCTTGGTTTCTTTTACAAACGCAAGCTTTGTAACTCCAATCGTTTGGGATAATTTGCTGATGGCTTGCGTTGCCTGCACCTGACCCAATATCTGGTTAACCAGATCACGGCTGTTGATATCAGATTCTTGCGCACCGATTACAACTTGCTCAGGCACTGGCTGCGAATTCATTTGCGCGGTGATTTCTGCCAATGCAGTTTTTACACCTGGTGTAATAGTCGCCGGGTCTGCATTTTCAAAGCCACCTTGAGCCAGACGCTGCGCATACAAGGTATCTGCAAGCGAAGGTGTGTCTGATTTGCGACTGCGGCGCGGCGCTGGCTCACCGGCGGTTAAATCAAGCAGGATATCGTCACTCATGATTACGCTCCTTTCTTGATGCCAAGCGCTACAGCAGCTTTATGTGCCGCACCGGAGCGGCCCTTGTTGGTGCCGTTCAGCACGCGCTGCACTACGCCATATTCAAAGCCGTTTTCTTTGGCCCATTCTGTGATTGTCTTGCCCTGGCGGCTTAACTTTTCTTTTACTTGTTGCGGTGTCATAATGCCCTCATGCAGTTGTATAAAACTAAATACAGCTTCATTATGGTATGCATTTGAATACCTGTCAAGTATCTTTTTGGAGTTTTTTTATGAGCATTGGTGATCGCTTAAAAGCCGAGCGAGAGAGGCTTGCGCTGAATCAAACTGCGTTTGGCGAGTTGGGCGGGGTAAAAAAACTTGCCCAGATCAATTATGAAAACGGCAGCCGGTCACCTGATGCGCATTATCTGGAGGCGATAGCCAGTGCCGGTGCCGATGTGCTCTACATCATCACAGGTCAACGCCATGAGAATGTCGCCACCACCAGCTATGAGCTGGCATTTTTACGCAATTGCCGCGCGTTTAAGGATAACGAATCCAGAAAGATGGCGCTGAGCGCGCTGGTGGCAATGTCCGGCTACAAGCCGGACTCAAACAAGGACTCTTATCCGGCGGCGAATGACCATGATGTGGTAATGGTGGCGGAGCCGGATGTGGACTACAAGGCAGAGTAGGAATGAGGCGATTATTAGTTACATTAAGTCTTGTTGCACTAGCAGCCTGTGATAGCGCAGCAGAAAAGAAAACTCTGGGCATTCAATTTGAAGATTTTGCCAACAATCTTAATGCCAAGAACTCCGAGTTTGTCATTGCCCAGGAGCTTGAGTTCAAGACTACAGATGGTAGCGACGATCTCAAACTGCAGTATATGTTTAATGACACCACTGCACTCAAGGCATCCATCAATAAATCAGATCATAAAATTCAAGAAATACTGATCGTGAAAGCTATTGGTGGCGACAGCAGTCTTGATAAGGCTAAGTCAATAATCGACGCACCAACACTTGCGTCGATATCTATGCAGGCGTTGAATCCAGGCATAGAAAAATCAACGATTGGCCCTATGGTATTGGAGATGTTTGAAAAGGCTGCCAAGCATAACAACATCGATTACAGCCACACTTTAAACAGCAATAAATACAGCGTGAAGTTTGATAGTGAGTATCAATCTTATATTTTTTCGGTCACGCCATTATGACAGCAACTCAAGACATCAATGGCATGATCCGCTACTTTAACCTTCAGGATTGGTGGTTATCTGAATTCAACGATGCCGAAAGGCAACGACTGATTGAAACTTATGGTGACAGGCTGATCAAAGGGAATGTGTCAGCCTCCAGCCAGACCATGGAAGGATTTCTGAAAGCACTGGCTAGCTTTTGGAAGCCAAGTGACGAAGATAAATACATATCAAAGAAAATTATTGATAAATCCAATAAAATTAAAAAGGATTAGGTTTGGATACTCAACAAGAACTAATAATAAGCAATGAGCGGGATGCCTTTAACGCGATTCGGAGTGCGTTAAAAGATGAAATATCTGAAGACGTAAAAATCAGTTTTGATAACTGGCCTAAAATTACCATCGAGTTAGAGGGAGATGGTTACGAGAGCACTCTAACCCCTTCGGTCATGGCTGCACTTGTCGATTTGCAACATGGGCTTAACAGAACCTATGCTAAAATTGTTCTGGATCGCAATGCCAGATTTCTCAACGACATTGAAAGACAGCAATTAGAATTTAAAGCCAAAGTTGAAGATGGCTGTACGCTAATAACGGTAGACTTAAAAGACTATGCCAAAAATATTATTGAGAAGCTTAGCGACAAAATGACAGGTAAAGAATTAACTATCGTTGCTGTCACCGCGATTACTGCTTGGGCATCTGTTACCGTTTTAAAGGCTAATATAGAATCAAAAGCAGCTGGAAAATCAGTTGAGCAAGATACTATAAAAACCGTAAAATTGTCAGAAGAAGAAACAAAGCGAATGCAGATATTTGCAGATGCTATGACTTACAACAGTGCATTACGGACCGTTCACAAAGACGCTCAAGAAACAAACCTTTCATTATTGAAAGGCGTTTCAGACGCAGATAGCATTGAAATCAATGGTATTGCAATAAGTAAATCTGACGCCATTAAAATTTCAAAAAACATCAGATCTGAATCAAAAGCGATTCAATTAAATGGCAATTATCATGTACTAACAGTAGACACTAGCTTGCCAGATGAGGTGAAAATTAGGTTGTTACATTTAGACTCTCATAGAGAGTTTTCTGCTAAATTTAAAGATGATTCTTTAGATAAATCCCAGATTGCAATTCTTCAAAAAGCAGAGTGGTCAAGAAACCCTAAAGAAAAGGTTTATTTAAGTATAAATGCGACTGAATTAAGGGGTGAGATAACCACAGCGACTATTGTTTCAGTAAAAGAACAGCCCCCACAAAAGAATCCGTAAAAGGCAGTCAATCTAGGATTAGCTGGAAACGTTTCACACCTAACCCATCCCCCCACGCGCGCGTAAGCTCTCAACATCATCATTCTGATTTTGTTGGAGCTTGTTATGAAAACGCCGCGCTTGTTTTACCTCTTTCTTTTCAATCTTGCCCTGATCGGCATTATATTTGCCATTGCGCCGCAGCAGGCACCGGTGACGCTGTATAAGCTATCGCTGGTGACTACAGCTGGCCTTGTTGGCTACTGGCTGGATCGTGCTTTATTCCCTTATGCCAGGCCCGATGAGTTTATCGAGCGACGTGAATTTAAAAGACCGCACGACCCAAAGGTCTGTTTTGTAAAAACCGTTATCCTTCCCGATTTAACCTGGGCTTTTTCTTTATCCATGATTCGCCGTGCCATCATCATCGGCTGCGCCATGCTGGCAATGGGTTTGGGGGCTTAGTATGTGGTCCAATCAACATACACGCGGGTTTGTGCTGTTCTGGCTGTTTGTGATCGTTGTGCTGGCCGGTGCTGCGCTGGTTGGTGCGGCACATGCTGCGGATAACACCAGCAGCATACCCCGCGCAGCACTCAAGCACCGTGCCGAGCTGACGCGCGTTGCCCATGCCACCTGGGGGCTGAATGCGCCCATTCCGGTATTTGCCGCACAGATTCAACAAGAAAGCGGCTGGAATGCAGCCGCGTTGAGCCACGTTGGTGCGCAGGGCATGGCGCAGTTTATGCCTGCTACAGCTACATGGTGGTGCGGACTGAATGGTTTAACGCCAGCCCAATGCCAGCCCAACAACCCGCAATGGGCGCTTCGGGCGCTGGTGGGTTATGACAAGTGGCTGCATGACCGCGTGTGGGGGGAGAGTGAATATGACCGCATGCATGCCGCCCTGCGTGCCTACAACGGCGGGTTGGGTCACTGGCAGGCCGAGGCCAAGGTTGCGGCAAGTCGCAAGCGCGACCTGATTGAGGCCGCCTGCGGCAAGGCGCGCCGCCATGTGTACCACTGCCGTGAAAACCTGAATTACCCACGCCGTATTTTAGCCATTTACCAGCCGCGTTACTTTGGCTGGGGTCGCGCTGTGATGATGTCAGGCGGTGCCGTATGACACGCTATCTTTACATCGGGCTTGCTTTGATTTTGGCAAGCATGGCAGCGACTTATAAAGTCACCAGCAATTATTACCAGGGCGAGATCACCAAGATCGAACTGACGCAAACACAGGCGCAACTTCAAGCAGAACGCGATAGTACAGACCGCCTGCGTGCCGCGCAAAGCCTTGCGGATGTGCTATCCGGCAGCCTTGCCAACAGCGAGGCCGCTATCAACAAACTCACCCTGGAGAAAACCCGTGAAATTCATCATTACGCGACTGGCAATATTTGCCTTAATGCTGACCTTGTTCGGCTGCTCAACACCCCAAGCCTCGATCAGGCTGGCACCATGCCCGCAGCCACCGGCACACCTGCTGCAGAAAATGCCGCCGAAGCTGCCGCCGCTACAGCACCAGCCCATGAAATACCAGCAGAAGCCCTCACCGACACCGACGTCGCCGAGTGGATCGCAAATGCCCAGGGCGAATACGCCACCTGCAGCAGCAGGCTGAGCGCGCTGATCGACTTTAACAACAAGTTTAACAACAAGAAAAGTGATGACAAAAAATGAGCGATAACCCAAAAAACACCGGCGATATGGCCGCAGTAGCCCACAGTATCGGCCAGCTATCAGGCGAAATCAAGGTGATGCACCAGAGCACGATGGATGCGATTAACGTAATCCGTCAGGATTTGCGCCGCATGGAAGACAGCACCAAAGAGAGCATGCAGCACCTTGAGAACCGCCTCAATGACAAAATCGGCGGCGTGGTGAAGCGCGTGGAAACATTGGAAAAAGAAGAAAAAGACACCATTGCCACCAAAGCCAAGCATGGCGTATTTGCCGGTGGTGCCGGTGCGGCCTTGACCTATGGCTTTATTGAAATCATCAAGAGAATACACTGATGGCGCATAGTCAACAGACCAAGGACAACGTGCGCCGCCTGTACATTGAGGGTATGCCGCTCAATGGCGCGGCCATTGCCAGCGGCGTGAGTTATGACACGGCGCGCGAATGGAAACGCAGCGCCAAGCAGAACGGCGATGACTGGGATACTGCACGCTCGGCCTACCAGATCAGCGAGCAAGGCGTGGATGACCTGATGAAGACGTTCGTGGAGCAGATGATGCGCCAGGCGGTGACCACCATGCGCGAAATTGAATCCGGCAGTTTGTCTGCGGTAGAAAAAGTAGCGCTGCAGGCGCAACTGAGCGATGCCATGAGCAAGCACAGCAAGGCCATGAGCCGCATCAACCCGAAGCTGGGTGCGCTTTCCGTCTCGCTCGATACGTTAAAAACCATTGCCGAATACCTGAGCAAGCACGATAAAAACGCGCTGGTCGTGTTCCAGGAACATCTGGAAGGCATCGGCGCGACTTTGCAATCAAGGTATGGCTGATCATGGCTGACAAGCACGACGATATTGATGATTTAGACATCAAGCCGATCAAGAACTGGCGCGAGTTTGAAAAAGAGCTGGCGCAGCTCGGTGAAGACCTGCGCGCGACGATTGAACTGGAGTGCGAAGCCTTTGCCGTGGATGCGGCATCGAGCAAGGAACGCCGTGAGTGCGCGATTTTTGATTATCAGTTTTTCTGCCAGACTTACTTTCCGCACTACGTGCCGACCCCGCACTTTAGCTTGTTTCAGCAGTTCATTTTCAAGCGGCTGCCTGCCTGTATTGATGGCGCAGCCGATGCGCGCGAGGTGCACAAGGCACCGCGCGGCGAGGCGAAATCTACCTACGAGACGCAGCTTGGTACCTTATGGTCTGTGTGCCGCTCCAACTATATTGCCGAGCTGATCCGCACCGGCAAGCTGCCGAAAAAAGCGCGTAAGTACATGATCGTCATCATCATGAACACCGAAGAGCAGGCAGCGGAAATGCTGGAGAGCATCAAGGCCGAGCTGGACACCAACCCGCGCCTGGCGATGGACTTTCCGGAAGCAGCCGGGCAAGGCCGTGTATGGCAGGCCACCACGGCGATTACGGCTAACAATATCAAAATCCGCATTGGCGGTACCGGTAAAAAGCTGCGCGGCATGAAACATGGCCCGCACCGTCCTGACCAGATTCACATTGACGATGCCGAGAATGACGACAACGTAAAATCACCCGATCAGCGTAAAAAGACACAGGACTTTGTGCTGAAGGCAGTGCTTGGCTTGGCTGGCCCGGCAGGCGGCATGGATGTGTTCATGGTGGGCACCGAGCTGCACCATGATGCGGCGATCAACCGCATCGGCAATGCGCCGGGCTGGAAGATGCGCTCGTTCAAATCGATTGTGCGCTGGCCTGACAATATGCAGCTGTGGGATACCTGGGAGGCGATCTATAGCCGCCCCGGCAATGCGGAAGAAAAGGAAGAGGCTGAGGCCGAAGCGCTGGAATTTTACGAGGCGCACAAGGCCGAGATGGAGGCCGGTGCCATTGTGAGCTGGCCGGAGGTGCGGCCATTGTACCGCCTGATGTGCATGCGCGCGATTAACCACGAAGCCTTTAACCATGAGCAGCAGAACGAGGCTGGCAACGATGAAAACGCGCCATTCCAGAATATTCAGTTCTGGGTGAATAAGCTCTCGAAATGGCTGTTTTTTGGCGCGATTGACCCTTCCATGGGCAAGCAGAGCAAGAAGCGTGACCCGTCTGCGATTCTGGTGGGTGGCTACAACATTGAGACCATGACGCTGGACGTGGTGGAGGCAGACATTCAGCGCCGTGTACCTGACCTGATTATTGAGCACGCGATTGAATACCAGAAGCAGTACAACTGCATGATGTGGGCGGTGGAGACCGTGGCGTTTCAGGAGTTCATGTACACGGAGCTGCTGAAACGCGCCCTGCGTGAGCGCGTGTTTTTCCCCACGGCACCCGATGGCGGCGTGGAGAAAAGCCGCATTAAAGAGCTGGCGATTCTGTCGCTGCAGCCGCTCATCAATCGCGGGCAAATCCGGCTGCACCACAACCAGCACACACTGCATGAGCAGCTGAAGTTTTACCCGGAGGCCGACCATGACGACGGCCCCGATGCGCTTGAAATGCTGTGGAAGATTGCCAACAGCTACTCGCAGGCTTTTGAATATGTGTCCGCCGCGAGCAACCGCAGGAATAGCAATAATAATGATGATTGGGATGACTAAATGAGCAGGAAACACAAACGCGCCGCACTGGCAAAGCAGACCAAGCAAACACCGGATACCGGCATACAGGCCGGGCCACGCAGCACCAACGCGATTGAGCTGAATTACCGCTCGGTCAACACCTTAGACCCAAGCCGCCTGGCAAATGCATTCACGCTGGCTGATCAGGGCATGATTACGCACCAGGCTGCGCTGTTTGAGCTGGTGGAGGAGCAAGACGCGCATATTTTCAGCGAGCTGGGCAAGCGCCGCCGTGCGATTACCGGCCTTGGCTGGACGCTGCAGCCGCCCAAGGATGCCTCGCAAGCTGAAATTGACCGCACTGTGGAGCTGGAAGACATGCTACGCAGCATTCCACGCATTGAAGACGCGCAGTATGACATTTCCGATGCCGTGGGCAATGGCTTTGCGGCGCTTGAGTATAACTGGCAGCGCGGTGATGTGTGGCTGCCCAAGGATATTTACTTTGTGCCGCAGCGTCACTTTCAGATTGAGCGCACCACCGGCGAAATCAAGTATTTGTCTAACGGCATTCCTGAGCAGCTGCGCCCGTATGGCTGGATTGTGCACGAGCACCGCGCTAAATCAGGTTATATCGAGCAGGCCGCCTTGTTCCGCGTGCTGGCGTGGACGTATGCCTACAAAGCCTACGATGTGCGTGATATGCAGCGCTTTCTGGAAGTGTACGGCCAGCCGTTGCGTCTGGGTAAATACCCGGCCGGTATCGCAAAGGCGCAGCGTGATGAGTTGCTGAAGGCCGTGCGCAACATTGGCAACGATGGTGCCGGTGTGGTGCCCAGCAACATGCAGATTGATTTTTTGCAAGCCACGGCGCGCGGCAACGTGACCGACTTTTTAAGCGCGATTGAGTACTGGGAAAACAAGCAATCGAAGGCGATTCTGGGTGGCGAGCTGGACGGCAAGACCACTACCGAGGCGCGCATCATGATTTATGACAAGGTGCGCCGCGAGATTCTGCTGCATGATGTGCGTCAGATTGAGCCGACGCTGAATGCGCAGCTGGTGAGGCCGATTTGCGTGTTCAACGGCATGTTTGCCGATGTCCGTATGCCGAAGTGGGTCTACCAGACCGAAGAGACCGTGGATCAGCAGAAAATGGTGGGCGTGCTGGAAAAAGCGAGCAGCCTTGGCATGGAAATTGACGTTGAATATGCTCACAAGATACTACAGATTCCGCGTGCGGCGGATGATGCGAAACTGCTGGGTAAGGCACAGCCTGCAGCGGGCAAAGACGCCGGTGGCAAGCCTGAGTCTGACGATGATGAAAAAAATGACAAGCCCGGCAAGGCCAACAATAAAGAAGATGCGGCGTTGACAAGCAACATCTTGACCAGGCTCACCGCGCTTGCCAGCCAGAAAGCGGAAAACGCCGATATCACCGATGCCTATACTGCACAACTTGCCGCGCTGGGTGCCAAACATGAAGCGGAACTTGTGCAGAAAATAGCTGCTGTTGTAGCCGAGGCCGGTGATTTTGATGCAGCCATTGAAGGCATTGAAGCACTGGCCGTGAGCTTTAAAGTACCGGCACTCGCCGAAGTGATTGCACTGGGCATGGCAGCAGCGCATTTGGCTGGTAGAGCGGATATTACAGTGAGTGAAAATGAATGAGCTGGCTCTTTTCGCGGGCGCTGGTGGAGGAATTCTCGCAGGTAAGCTGCTCGGATGGCGAACCGTGTGCGCCGTTGAGCGTAGTGCCTACGCAGCACAAGTTTTGGCGCAACGACAAAACGATGGAATTCTCGAATCTTTCCCAATTTGGTCTGACGTGTGCAGTTTTGACGGCAGACCGTGGCGAGGCATTGTTGACGTCATATCTGGCGGCTTTCCATGTCAAGACATTAGTGTTGCAGGCAAAGGCGCAGGTATCACAGGCGCTAGAAGCGGCCTATGGAAAGAATTCGCCAGAATTATTGGCGAGGTACGACCACGCTACGTATTCGTGGAAAACAGCCCAAGACTCAGAAAACTTGGCCTTGATGTCGTGATCGGTGACTTGGCAAAACTCGGGTATGACACGGAGTGGGATGTCATATCAGCGGAAGACCTTGGTGCAAACCATCAAAGAAAAAGAATGTGGATTGTGGCCTACACCAACAGCGAGCAGTTGCAGAGGGGCTGGTGTCAGCGGTCAATTGAGAGACCGGCTAGACTATGCAACGGAACGGGGGGGCACAAAATCAAATGTGTATCCGCCGCCGCCACAAGATGGTGGGCAGTTGAACCCGACGTGGGTAGAGTGGCTCATGGGGTGGCCAATCGGGTGGACAGAATTAGCGCCCTTGGCAATGGACAAGTTCCAATCGTGGCTGCAACAGCATTTGAATCACTGTCGGAACTTTGGTAATGGCAACTAACCCCGCACAGCTCCCGTTCCAGGAAGCCATCGACTTTTACAAGACCAAGATCAAGCTGCCGACTTCCGGCTGGACGGATATCTGGGAGCAGCAGCACAGCCGTGCCTTTGTTGTGGCTGGTGCACAGTCTGACGCGCTGCTTGAGGACTTTTACAACGCGATTCAGGATGCCAAGCAAAACGGCGGCGGTTATGCGGACTTCAAAAACCGATTTAATGACATCGTAGCCAAACATGGCTGGTCTTATAACGGTACGCCCGGCTGGCGCAGCCGTGTGATCTACGATACCAACATCACGCAAAGCTACAATGCAGGACGCTATGTGCAGATGCAGGCAGTTAAGCACTTGCGGCCATTTTGGCAGTATCGCCACACCAGCATTGAGCACCCACGGCTGCAGCACAAGGCATGGGATGGCTTGATATTGCCAGCCGATGATGCCTGGTGGGACACGCACATGCCACAGAATGGCTGGGGCTGTAAGTGTCGCGTGGATTCACTCTCGCGCTATGAAGCGCAGCAGGCATGGCAAAAGGCTGGTAAATCTGGTGTGGATACTGCTCCGCCAGTCGTTTATGAAGACCGTATTGTAGGTAAAAACGGCAGCAACCCACGTACTGTAACCGTGCCGCAAGGCATTGATCCTGGCTTTGGATATAATCCAGGCAAGGCATACCTTGAACCGCTTACCGTGCCGCCGTTGCGTGGCTATGATGCAGTGCTAAAAGAGCGCAACAGTGCATGGACAAGTAGCTTCAAAATTCCAACCCATCCTAATCCAACAGTGATTGATAAAGCGGCCATTCTGCCAAAGGATATTTCGCCAGAATTAGCCGTGACTGATTTTCTCGATGTGTTCGGCGCTGATTTAAATAACGGCGTGGTGTTTATTGATGCGGCAGGCAGTGCTCTAGCGGTCACCAAAGCTTTATTCACTGATGGCAAGGGTGATTTCAAGTGGCTGCAAAAGGAAGATAAAGTCGAGCGGCTGCAATATATCAATTTGCTGGCTATGACGCTGATCGAGCCGGATGAGATTTGGTGGGTGTGGGAAAAAGACGCTACACACGGAAAAACCAACCCGGATGCAAAGCCAAAATGGCGCTTGAAACGCCGCTATCTGCGAGCCTTTGATATCGACGGTGAGGATAAATACGCGATTGTTGCGTTTGAGTGGGGTAGAACCGGCTGGAGTGGTTCAACCGCTTTCACAACCAGAGACAAAGACTCTGCTGACAAGCAGCTTAAATACTTTGACGCGCAGCGGCATGGGCGCATGGTCTACAAAAAATAAAAGCGCCCGAAGGCGCTTTTGCTAACCAGATATGGTGCAGTAGCCCGAAAGCAGTCTGACTGGTTATTAAGGACAGTATATGCAATACACGATTGAATTTCAAGACCAGCACTTACAAATGGTGTTAAAAGCCATTAAAGCCGATATCGCCACTCCGCAACAAATGCTGGGCAGCATCGGTGAAAGCCTGCTGCGCGTAAACCGAGACCGGCATAATGCAGGCTTGGCACCAGATGGTACGCGATGGAAGGAGTTGTCGCCACTCACATTAAAAGAGAAGCGCAAAGGCGACATACTTACTAAAACCGGTGAAATGCTGCAAAGCTTTCATTATCAGGTAAACGACGACACATTAAGACTTGGTTTCGATGGTGCCAGAAACAATCAATTGGCGACCTGGCACCACGATGGCACTAAACCTTATTTGATTGCACCGTTAAACAAAAAGGCGCTGCACTTTGGCGGGATATTTGCAAAAAAGGTGAATCACCCCGGATTACCTTCGAGACCTTTGGTTGGATTCCCAGTGTCAGATCAGGAACTCACAACCCATGTTATTGAAGATCATTTATTGGCTGTAATAAACTCCGCTCAAAGATAATTCATTACATATTTAAACGATGATTAAATCTGATTTAAGTAGGATAAATACCCTAATTAAAAATCTAATTTCCTTTTAATTACCCGTATTTTTTCCCGATATAATCACCACAACTGTCCAGAAATCAAGAATTCTGTTTAAATCACACAACTCTAGATAACACGCGAGTTCCGGCCATTTTTTTATGATTTTTATTCATCCTATTCCCCATCCCCCCCTACTACAACAGTCATTACGCCTGTTGTGTCGTCAAACAAATAGTTAACGCCTCTTTCCAGCACATCGCCTGACAAATCCTTCACTGTCAGCAAATTTTTAAGCAATTTGGTCACGGTATAAGTACTGCCATTCACCAAGCCGATAGGCATCACTTCAACCTGACCAGACGTCATCACTGGGTAAGATGGCACTGGGATACCATTCCCAAACTGAAACTTGGCT